GTCACTTTGTAGCGCCCGACTTATTTTAGGCGGAGGTTAAAATGGGACGTAAAGCAAAACCACTGGAAATGAAATTGCTTGACGGGAATCCCGGAAAGCAGCGCTTACCCTCCGGCGTTCCTGCTCCCCCCGGTGATATGCCTGATGCCCCTTCCCACCTTGATCAGTACGGGCGCCAGGAATGGGAGCGTATTGCAGATGGCCTTAATGTTATGGGTATCCTGCGGAACGTTGACCAGAACATCCTTGGTGCCTATTGCGCTTCGTACTCTCGATGGCGCCACGCGGAGGAAGAGTTGAATAAGCTCAAAAAAGAATCTCCCCTTGGTGCGCTTGTCCTAAAAACCGTATCAGGAAACTACATTCAGCAGCCGCTTATCGGGATTGCAAATACAGCGGCCAGGGACATGGTAAAATATGCCTCGGAGTTTGGTCTGACCCCTGCGGCCAGGGCGAGCCTTGGAATCAAGAACGAGCCGAGGGGCAAGAGTAAGTTTGACGGATTGATCTCTGTGAAGGGAGGGAAGAAGTGAACATCGAAACTAAGAAAGTAAAGCTCTCGCAGATTAAGCTGAACCCGGACAATCCCCGGCAGATAAGTAACTACAGGCAGCTTGGTTTTGTATGTAAGGAATGCGGGCGAGAGTTCAAATCAAAAAAAGCCTGCAAGTCAAGACTCCCGGTTTATTGCTCATGGTCCTGCTATATGAAATCAGTAACAAAATATGCCGGGATGGTCTTCGTTTGTGAATTTTGTGGGAAGGAATTTAAGACGGGCAACGCCTACCGTGGCCGTATCCCCAAATATTGCTCAAGCCGCTGCTGCGGTGATGTGGCAAAGGGGCGGGTTGCTTGGAACAGAGGGATGGTTATGTCAGATATTCACAGGAACGCCATGAGTGAAGGACGCAAGAATTCACCGAAATGCAAGGGGCCGAATCTCTATAATTGGAAGGGAGGAGACGCCACATTTAAGGAAAGGTCAAGAATTTATCAAAACAATAGACGGGCGATGGAAAACGGCGGAGGCTCTCTCGACCCCGTCTTTTTGCGCTACCTTTTGGAGGCCCACAAGGGATTGTGCTTCTACTGCGAAAAACCCTTGGATAACTATAAATGCCTTGAACATTTAACTCCCCTGTCCGGGGGCGGCAAGAATCAGCCGTTCAACTTGGTTTATTCCTGTAAATCATGCAATAGCAAAAAGCGACAAATGTCCCTTGAGGATTATGCAATTAAGAACGGCAAGATATGGCTTATTGATAAATGGGAGGATATTTTCATCTATGCCTATGGCCACACAGAGGAGGAGCAATGCAATACCGCAAGTTGACGGACCTTAAAAAATTGGAAGGCAACCCCCGAATCATCAGGGATAAACAATTTAAAAATCTATGTGCTTCTATCCGAGACAACCCAAAGTATTTTGAGGCACGACCGCTGATTTTGTCTGACCGAACTGGGGAACTTGTTATCATCGCCGGGAACCAACGCTATGAGGCGGCAAAGGCGGAGAAGCTCAAAGAGGCTCCGACGTTTCTCATAGAAGGAATCACAGAGGAAAAGGAAAAGGAAATAACGATCCGGGACAATACCCAACAGGGTGAGTGGGACATGGATCTTCTTTCTGGATGGGATGATTTACCACTTGCAGACTGGGGGGTGGATTTGCCGGAGGATTGGTTGAATACCGAACCGCCTGAAACTAAAGACGCCCCTCCACAGATTGACCGCGCCGAGGAGCTGAACAAGGTCTGGAAGGTTAAGTCAGGAGATTTATTCGGCCTCGGTGCTTTTACGAAATGCCCGAAATGTGGGAAGGAGCACAACCTCGATGGGAAAATTTAGTCCTGCCTATAAAAACGTGGTCATGTTCTTTTCTGTGACAGTCCCGGCAAAGGGTGATCCCGTTGCTGATGTCATACCGAAGCTCAATGTGTTCCGCAAAGGATTTAATGTGGTGAGGGTGAAGTGTGCCGCCCCTTGCGCCGCACTTTTGGCAGGTATAGTCATCCCTTTCAAACACTTTCTTTCTCCAATCAGCAAATTCCTTTCTGCTTCTCGCTATTTTGTTTTGATGGGAGCGATAAACTGGATGATTGGCAATTTTAGTTTTCGTTATTTTCGCGCGGTGTTCTGGAGAGTGTTTATGTTTTGCCGTGCAGGATTGACCACAAAAGTGCCTTTCTCCTCCCTTTACCTTAAACTTCAACATGGACTTTCCACAGCGCGGGCAAGGTATCTTTATCTCCAAACAGGTATCACAAACAGCCTTTCTGTTTGCTTTTTTATCACTTTGAAAGCGATCACCACAGACAAGGCAGGTTTTACCAATGCGCCTATAATGGGCGGTGCTTCGGGATGTGCATGGACGACACATCTTACTCGTCGGTTTCCCGAATTTACTGAGGTGTGGGGTCGTCTCTCCGCAAATGATACAGGGCGAAAAATTAGCCTCATAGCAGGATGGGCAAATACGGTAATCGCCAGCGTCTTTTTTACAAAGTTTACATCTATTTTTCATAAATCCAATTTACCAGAGGTCGCTTATGAAGTCAAGTAAAATAAAGTGTGATTGTGGTTGTGAGTTTGAACCTGTTATCGAATATCGCCATAAATTGTTGTGCGGCGATTCAACGAAGGCCGAGGACGTGGCGCGGGTGATGGGCGGGGAGAAGGCAGACATGGTTTTCACTGACCCGCCGTATAACGTGGCAAGCGAGAACGGGATTTATGCCGCTGATTGCAGTAAGGCGATGGCCGACCTTAAAAAGGCGGAATGGGATCATGATTTTCAATTATTGCCTGCCCTTGAAGCGATCCCGATGGCGCAAGACGTGACGGTGTATGTTTGCACGTCTCACCACCTCGCGCCCCTGATTTGGGAATGGATGAGGGAATGGGCGGATCATTCAAACTGGTGCGTATGGAATAAGCCAAACCCGATGCCGTCACTTTCAAAACGTCACTGGACATGGAACGGGGAACTTATCGCTTATGCGACAAGAGGGAAGCACACTTTCAACTTTCCCAAAGAAGGCCATGCCCTCAGCGTATGGACGATAACGAAAAAATCAGACGGCAGCCACCCAACGCAAAAACCCATCGAAGTTCCAGCGGAAGGGATCGCCCATAGTAGCAAGAACGGCGATCTTATCTTTGATGGTTTTCTCGGTTCCGGCACCACAATGGTTGCCTGCCAGAACCTCAATCGCAAATGCTATGGCATAGAGATAAGCGAAAATTACTGCGCTGTTATATTACAAAGAATGACCGATGCATTTCCTGAACTTAAAATCAGGAGGGAGAATGCCTAAACCCACACAGCGAGTAAAGAACGTAATCGCCTTTATCGAAAAACTGATAGTGCCCTCCGGTAAAGGGGCGGGCAAGCCGTTTAAGCTGAGGCCGTTTCAAAAGAAATTCATCAATGACATTTACGGCCCCACAAAAGACGGGAGGCGGATAGTCCGCCGGGCGATACTGTCCGTTGCCAGGAAAAACGGAAAGAGTGTAGAGATAGCCTGCCTTGCATTGACCCACCTTGTCGGACCTGAAGCCGTCAGAAACGGTGAAATCTACTCAGCGGCAAACGACAGAGAACAGGCTTCTCTTATTTTCAAGTACGCTGCTCAGATAGTGAGATCAGACCCGGAACTGGAAAGTTATATCAAGATCGTTGACAGCACAAAGACGATGGTCTGCTTTTCAAACGGCTCAATTTACAGGGCTGTAAGTTCAGAGGCCGGGACGAAGTATGGATTAAATCCTACGATTGCTATTTATGACGAGCTGGCACAGGCAAAGAACCGGGAGTTATACGATGCGCTTGATACCTCGATGGGTGCCCGGATGGGGGAGGGAGAGGAACCGCTATTTATCGTTATATCGACCCAGGCCAAAGACCCGCAGCATATATTATCACAACTCATTGATGACGGCTTAAGGGGCAACGATCCTACCACCGTCTGCCACCTGTACGAGATCCCCGAAGATAAAGACGTGTTTGACTCAAAAAACTGGAAACAGGCGAACCCTGCCCTCGGAGACTTCCGTTCCCGTTCCGAAATGGCCACAGCCGCGAAACGGGCGCAGCGTATGCCGTCCTTTGAGGCCGCCTTCCGTAACCTCTATTGTAATCAAAGAGTAGAGGCAAACTCACCTTTTATCCCTCGTGCTGAATGGGAAGGGTGCAGAGGCGAAGCGGATATTGAACCCGGATCGGGTGTTTATATGGGACTGGACCTGTCCGGGAAAACAGACTTGACGGCGCTTGTTGCCGTATCGGGCGGCGATAATGATCATGTCCGTTCCTGGTTCTGGAAGCCGAAGGAGACCATCCTTGAACATGAAAGGCGGGACCGGGTGCCTTACAGTGTGTGGGAAAAGCAGGGAGTGATTGAAACTACACCAGGCAGGGCGATTCAATATGATTGGGTGGCGGAACGGATCGGGAAGATCGCAGTAGAGTATAACATCCTCGGTATTGCCTTTGACCGATGGAGAATAGACGACCTGCTGAATGCCATGAGCAGAATAGGACTGGAGGCTTATGTCGACGGCAAAGACGAGGCGCGGGTGGGGGCAATCAGGATGGTTCCCTGGGGGCAGGGATATTCTTCCATGACACAGGCAGTTGAGGCGATGGAAGTGTCTATTCTGGAACGGAAATTGATACATGACGGAAATCCCTGCTTGACATGGAATATCAGCAATGCGATGGCGCTGAGTGACGCCGCAGGCAATAGAAAACTGGACAAATCGGCATCACGGTTCAGGATCGATGGGGCGGTTGCTCTGGCAATGGCACTGGGGCTGAAGAGTCGTGACCGGAAAGAGCCGCCGGAGCCGTCAGCGTATGAGGGCATGACCGCTGACCAAATCCGTGAAAGGATGGCGTTTTGAACAACTAAACAAGAGGAGGAAGGAGAAAGATAATGGCAAAGGAATCAATAGCACCAAATGGGATGTTTGAGTTTTCAAAACCTCAACCCAAAAAAAGCGATGCAGATCATACCTATTCAGGAGACGTAATCACTGCAACCGCAGGGGAGACCGTGGTAATAGGAGATGTCTGTTATCTCAAAGCGGATGGAAAGTTCTGGAAGATGAACGCAACTATGGAGGGATGGTGCCCGTATCGGCATTGTAAATATCGGAAGCAACATCGACGAGGAATAGCTGAGCCGTGAAATCAGAGGCGCGGGTGATCGAATGCACCAGGAGTTCCACCGTCTCCCTATCAGCCTCCCCGAACATTGCAAGATCGCCCACCTTTTATTTGAATGGGAGGCATGGTTCAAATCTAAAAAAATAAAGACAAAGATTGTCAAAAACACGAATGGTATGTTTGTGTTATGTCGTGAAGGAATCTCGTCTTAGCCTAACCCACCGGGGTGCGCATGGTACACGCACAAAGGGGGAAAAGGAGGGCAAAGATGGACTTAGTTCAGCTTTTCAAGCACATGGAGCGAGTCACCCACGGAACAGCATTCGTGGACAATGAAAAAAGACGACGCCCAGCATATGCCGAAATAAATGAAAAAAAGGGGCGTGGTTATCAGTGTCCGAAATGTGGGATCGGTTTTTGGGGGAACTTAAAAGGCAAAATAAAATGCCCAAACTGCTTTCATGAGTTTAACAAGGGGGAATATGAACGATCTTCCGAACAAACCACTGCTCAGAGTCGATGAGTGTGCCACATACTTCGATGTTCACCGCTCCACCATCTACCTCTGGATAAATCACGGGATATTGGAGGCCGAAAAAATACGAGGGACAATCAGAATACCGCGCGATTCAATTCTTGCCTGCCGCATGAACAACAAAATTGACGCGCTGGAATAAAAAAACTGTCGAATCCTTACAGTTCCTTCCATATAGTCAAGTTTCTTCTTTTCAAAATACCAAATTATATGCATATACTTCCGCCATAAGGCCACTATTCCAAAAATGGCGGTGTTTTTTGGGTATATTTTCCACAATAAAACGCTTTAAATCCATCGTAAAAAACATAGACATCCGGGACATCTTTGTCTTTGGCGGCTTCGGGATGCTTGGCTATGGCCTGTATTTGAAGTGGGGTCAATGGCTGGCCTTCATGGTGTGCGGGATTGTCCTGTCTATTTTGGGCCTCTTGTGGCCTGTTTTCCTTGGTTACATAAGCAGGAGGGGTAAATAATGGGGCTTTTATCCTCGCTTGAAAAACGCTCGAACCTTGCAACGCCGGAAAAATGGCTGGTTGACTGGTTTGCAGGTGGATTTGAGTCAACTTCTGGAGTGCGAGTTACTCCCGCAACGGCAATGACATTTGTTGCTGTTTACTCCTGTATTGATATCCTTTCCCGCACAGTCGGTAGTCTCCCCCTCTATCTTTATCGCCGATTACCCGAAGGCGGGAAGGAATTAGCGAAAAATCACCCCTTATACCAGCTCATGAGGCGGCGACCTAACCCAGAAATCACGGCGATGCGTTACAGATCGACACTTCAGGGGCATTTGGCATCATGGGGCAACGCGTATTCCTATATTGAGTGGGGCGGAAATGGATATCCGAAAGCCCTGTGGCCGCTCAGACCGGACAAAATACAACCATCACGGCAAAACGGGCGGCTGACATACCGCTATTATCCCAGCAGTGGAGACCTCAAAACATCCGATTCGTTTGACATTCCGGCGGAATTTGTATTGCATATCCCTGGTTTCGGTTATGACGGTGTAATGGGATACTCGCCTATTACTCTGGCGCGTGAAGCTATTGGCCTTGGCATGGCGGCGGAGGAATACGACGCACGATATTTCGGCAGCGGAACCCATCCCAGCATTATCGTCGAGCATCCCGGAAGGTTATCGCCGGAAGGGTATGCAAACCTGGAAAATGCCCTCACAGATTCATACAGCGGACTAGGAAAGGCGCACAGGCTCATGTTGTTGGAGGATGGCATGAAAGCCTCGCCGATAGCAATCAAACCCGAAGACGCACAGCTTCTCGAAACCCGCAAATTCCAAGTGAATGAAATTGCCCGGCTGTTTCACATCCCACCGCACATGATAGCGGACGTTGAAAAAACTACTTCGTGGGGGACCGGGATTGAAGAACTTAATATCGGCTTTATCACACACACCATGCGGCCATGGTTCGTTCTCTGGGAAGAAGAACTTTGCCGGGCGTTGTTGCTGGACAGGGAGCAAGAGGAATATTTTTTTGAGTTCGACCTTTCCCAACTCTTGAGGGGCGACACATTGAAACAAATGCAAGCGTGGGTCATGGCGAAACGAAATGGCATATTCAACGCAGACGAAATCAGAGGATGGGCGAATCTGAACCCGATACCTGACGGACTCGGTAAAGAGTACATCGTTGAAAAGAACATGACCACCTTGAAAGGGCTGGAAAATGAAGAGGAAATACAGGACGGCAACGCTTCCTGAATATGACAAGAGAAAAAAATATCGTAAAAAATCAAGTAGAAAGGAGGTGCAAAATGCTGGAAAAGGAAAAAAGAACGATTGAACGCAGGAATTTTCCAGTCGAAGAGCTTCGGGCAGTCGAAGAAAACGACGTTAAGCATGTGGTTGGCTATGCTGCTATTTTTAATGCGTTGTCGGAAGACCTCGGCAATTTCCGGGAGAGGGTCGATCCAGGCGCATTCAGCGAGACGATTGTGAACGACGACATCAGGGCATTGCGGAATCATAACCCCGATTATGTCCTGGGGCGCAATAAAAGCGGCACATTGATGCTCTCTGAGGATCAAAGAGGCCTAAAAATAGACGTAACACCCCCCAATGCACAGTGGGCTCGTGACTATGTGGCAAGTATTGAGCGAGGAGACATTAACCAGATGTCATTCGGTTTTGAGACGCTTGCTGACAGATGGGAGATGATAGACGGAAACGAAGTCAGAACGCTCATGAAAGTAAGGCTTTTTG